GTTTTCCACCAGCATGTTGCGCGCGTAATGCAGGCTGGCAAACTGGCTCGTCACGCTCGCGACATTGTCATGAATGCTGATGTTTTCCTGATAGTAGTTTGAAAAACCGCTCTGGTAAATCGCAGTGCTGACGTTTGTGAACGTGTTCCCGGCAATCTCAAAATCACCGACCGCCTGCGTTTTTTGCTCTGCGGTGCCATCGTTTCGATGCGTGATGTGAATGCCGTAAGCGCCAACGCCGTCAAAAGTGCAATTCAGCACCTTCCAGTTGTAATGCATCGTATTGGTGCATGTGACAGCGCGATACCTGATGCCGCGGAACGTGCAGCCCCTGATTGTCACGTCTTCTGTGCGCCTGGCGGCGTCATTGCCGTGGGAACCAATGCCGCCGTATGGCGAGGATGCCGTGATTTCATTGGTGTTCTCTGCATTGGTGACAAGGCAGCTGTCAATCAAAACATTCTTGTTTTCTGTTCCGTCCGCGAACACAGTAGGCGTTGCCGCTTCTGTGGTCGGGTTCAGCTGGATCACCTCAGGATAGTAATCGCTAAGTTCAGGCGGGAACTGTCCATAGAAGTTGCACTTTAAAACTACGACATCCTTGCACCCGCCAAACTCAAGCGTATGGACGCGGCGGCAATTCCTGAAAGTGACATCCTCCAGGTGAATGTTCTGCGCGTGGTGGAAGACAAGCGCCTGCCGCAGCACGTTCGGGTTGGAGTCCTGGCAGTTGCCATCCAGCGTGCCGCCATACCAAAAAATATTGGAGTTGCCCGTATACCCCGCCGGTCCCGTCGCTTTGTCATAGCCAAGCGTGTTGGCGAGCATGCTGTAGTTGTCGGTGTCGCTCGCTTGGATGGTCGCGCCATAGGCAAGCACCAGCACGTTGCCGCCAAACTGCACCTGTTCGCTGATGCAGTAAGTGCCGGGCGGGATGATCACATTGTTGCCTCCAGCAGACGCGGCAGAAAACACAGCCTGCAGCGCGTCTGTGTCATCCGTCTCGCCATCGCCCTTGGCGCCATAGTCACGCGCATTAATGAATGAAACGCCAATGTTCACCTTAGCCTGGCGCCTCTGTTCATCCGTCAGCGTCTGCGGCAGATAGCTCACTGCGTTCATGGCTGCGTGCATGCCGCCGATGATTTCCGCGAGCTGGTTGACCTTGGACGCGTCAGGCGTCTGCCCGCCTGCGCGGATCGCGTTTTCAATTTCGCTTGCGACCGAGTAGAACCAATACGCCCCCGGCACCGTTGCCTGGGCATTTCCGGACACCGTTCCGTCTTGAGGATAGCCCTCAGTGGCACTCGCCGGCAGGCTTGGCGGGGTTTGGGAGACGTCAGAATAGTAAACCTGTTTCATTCCGCACCTAAAAAAAATGCCGCCCAAGCGGGCGGCTGATCAGGAGACAAATTTTTTACGCTTTGATGCACGGGAGCAACCGCACAGATGCCGGTTGCACTGTGTTGCTGCGACCGTACACTGCGCTTGACCTTGAGGCATCCAGCTGATAGACGCTGCCCCAATCATCATTGGCGCCGTTATGAACCTGCGCGCTCCATCGTCCTGCCTCGGAAAAAGCCCCGTTGGCAACAGTGCCGGGCAAGTCTCCGCGACCTGTTCGCGCCGCCCAGAATTTCCCGGAAATGTTCGGCAAGCCTGCTGCGACTGCCAGCCCGACATTTGTTGCCGCGCCTTCGGGAAATCTTCCGATCAGGTTGGGAAGGTTGAACGTGTTCGCGCCATTCCCTGCGCCGTATGTCTCGCCAATGGCATCAAAAAGCTCAGGGTAAGCCGCGCGGCTGACAGCGCGACCATCGCACACAAGCCAGCCGTCAGGCGCGGTTGCCTGCGCGAAAAACTGCACAGCGCCAGTGGGACTGGCTGCCGTTGCAATCGCGCGGATTGCCTGAGCCAGTTGGGTCAAGTCGTTGCGGTCAGGCGTCAACCCTGCCGTTCTGATGGCGTTGACAATCTCCATCGTAATGGCGTGATACCACTGCGCCCCTGGGACGGTCGCGCTGATGCCGCCTGTTGCAGAGCCATCAGTTGGATAGCCAGCTGTCACGTCCTGCGGCACTTCAGGCGCCGTCTGGACTGCATTGGATAAATAGACAGATTCCATTTAACCCCTCAAATCGAAATAGCCGTAAATGACTTCTGTGTGCGCCGGCTTGTAGCGCTCAATCAGGCACTCAATCAGCTGGTCACCCCACCACGCCAAAGCCTCATTGACGCCGCCAATCACGGTGTGGACGCCAACCGTGCTGCCTTCTTCGCTGGTGCCGCTCAGTATGTTCACGCGCCACCAGTACGGTTTCGGCTCGCTCCAGAGCGCGTCCATCACCTGCGACTCAACGGTGTGCGTCTGCAGCTCGTCAATTTGGATGCGATAACCGAACCGCGCAGCTAAATCGGCAAAAAACTGACGGCTTTGCCCGCCAACGGTCGTGATTTTGAACAGCAGGAGCTGGCGCAAAATGGTGTCATTGAGTCCTGTCACAAGCCCAGCGCACAGGTCAGGCTCCCCCCATTCCTCAAGCCATTCTGTGAAGCACTCCAGTGAAACGCGCGGATCATCCTCGCGCACAAGCGCGTCCAGGCGGCTGTCAATGCGGCTCAGCTCAATCGCCCAGCATTCCAACAGGAGCGCCCAGACGCTTGTGACGTCTTGCCGCGGGAAGGCGATGCCGGGCGGCAGGAGCCGCTTTAGCATCTGCAGATATTCCGTACTGCTAACCATTGCATCAGCTCCAGGTGATTGTGCCAAGCGTCAGCAGCGTTCCTGCCGGCGCCTGGATGTCTGCCGCGGGAGAGACAACCGTGCTGTCAATCTCGCCGGAGGCGTTGCTGATTGCCGCGCGGATATGACTCAGGTACATCAGGGCGCCCGGCTCAGCTTCAGCAATGAACAAATCAGCCAGCGCTTTCTCAACCGCCTCGCGTACTGCAGTAGTGGACGGCATCAGGCTGGAAATCGTGATGTTCACCGCCTGCGTTGCCGGTGCCTCAACGGTCACAATTGCTGTGACAGGTCGCACCGTATCGATGTGCGCCTGAACCTCAGCAACTTTTTCTGCGGTCGGGATGATGTCCGGCAAATCGTCACAGACAAAATCCACGATGACGGTGCCGGGCTGCGCGCCTTGAGCAACCCAGGCGCGAGTGACGCCCGCGACTTCCTTTGCCCAAGCCACATAATCCTGCGTCGCGCCACCCGCGGGACGCTCACGCGCTCGCTCAAGCAATCGGGTGCGCAGTTCCTCGTCTGTTTCGGCATCCGTGCCGCCGCTGACGCCAAGGCACTCTGCCGCGGAATCAACGCCGGCAACGGGAGAGACAAAGCTCAGCACATCGCCTGCCTCAAGGTTGCCGCTGGAGCCAGGCAGAAGCGCCTCAACCTCAACAACTCCTGCGGTCGTGGGAGAACCAACAGTCTGATACTGCGCACCTGCGTCAGCCTGAAGCACGGTGCCCTCAGGCACATCCACAGGCTCCGCGGCAAAGCTCAACTGCACAGGGCCTGCCGCAGCTGTCGCAGGCTTGCGATAGACGCCAAAAACAGACGCCCACCTGTCCAAAAATTCAGCTTCTGCGGTTTGGAAAAAAAGCTGTTTCTGCAGCCAATCGATGCGCCCGTGAATCTCGTGAGAAGCGCCGGCAAGCACTCTCTCATAAACCCGCGCGTTGCCTCTGCGGATTTGTTCTTTCGACAGCCTGCTTTCAACGTCCGCGCTGACACGCTCAAGGATTTGCGGCAGGGTAGGTCTTTCAAACGCCATTCAAATCGCTCCAAATGTCTTGAAATCTGAGGCTTGCGGCAACATTGCCCGCAGGCTTGAAAATCGTTACAGCGAGGTTGAGGCGGTCATTGCCGGCAACCTCTGCATCCACCTGCACGCTCGCCGCAATGCCGTCATCAATGAGCCACTGCAGAGCTTCCTCCGCGTATTGTTTTGCACGGTTGACAACATCAGGCGTCAGCTTCTCGCGAGCCAAGAGCCACAATCGGCTGCCCCAGCGGTCACCTGTTTCGGCGGCGAAAGAATCGCCCCACCACCCTTCATGACTGGTGCCGGGTCGCACATCAGACGGCTCAGCCCTGCGCCAACAAAAAAGGCTGTTTATAACAGCCCTGGGCAAATCATCGTCAATGAAATCCGACAGGGTTGACTCCCTGCCATTCAAAAAGAACTGCATCGCTCACCCTCACATTTGCTGGTCAGGCACATGACCGTGATTGTGCGTGTGCGTGTTATAGACATCGCGCATCGCGTCCATGCTTGAGCCGCCATTGCCGCTCAGGTCGTTGATTGTGCCCTTGGCGGTAATCGTGCCGTCCACATTGAGATTGCCGGTGCAGTGGACGGTTGGCGCGTCAATCTCAACGCTCGCGGACGTTTTTACCGTGACAGGATCGCTCACGCCGTCCACCTGGATGCCGGAGGAACTCAGATAAACCTTGCGCCCCTTCCAGTCATACAGGACAACCTCGCCGTCCTGCAGCCCCGTGGGTCTGTATCTGCGATCAGGGTGGCAGATGCAAATCGTATGCTCGCGGTCACCGCCGATGGAAACAGCGAGAACCTCTGCGCCAGGCATCGGCTCGCAAGTCAGCCCGTAAGGTTCAAAATCTTCCACATTGTCGCGGACGTCACCGCCGAAAAGCTCGCACTGGATCGTGCGCAACTTTCTTACAGCGTTCTTCGCAGTCAGGATCCCGCGCGTGACAAGATGCATGATGCGCATGTCAGTCATTTGATTTTCCCGGAATCCTTTTTGGCGAGGAATGTATAGCCTTTGTCGGTTGACTTGGTGCTTTTGCCTTTGGACGTTTTGCCCTTCGTTTTTTCTTCCTCAGGCAAATCCGTGACCAGGAAAGCGTCAGGCGCAATTACGTCCAGCTCGGTCGTTGTTCCGCTGGATCCGATGGACATGGAAACGCGGGAAACAAGCAGATCTTGGTGAACGTTGAAATATTCATCGTCCACCTTGACAAGCTGATTGACGCGCCACAGGCTGCCATCCGACTGCCTCCACCCCTGCACTTCATAACTGAGCTTGTCCGCATTGCCGATGGCATTAAACATCAGATTTTGCGCGCGGCTGTTCAAGTCTCTCTGCGTGCGGTTGCCCGACTCAACCCAGACCTTTGTGCGATTGCGCACGGCAGAGTTGGTCGCGGTGCCTTTCAGACTGTTGCCGCCGCTGATATTGCTGTCAGGGTTTGTGCTTTGCCCAAGCACTGCGTAGGTGCGGAAAATGTTCCCCGCATCCTGCTGGCGGCTTGAACTCAGCACGTTCACGCCCGTCTGCAAGCCGCTCGCCGCATGCCCCGCGCCACCCGCCTTGGCAATCACAAGCCTGCCCTCAGCATCATCACTGACAAGCAGGCTCTTATCCCGCAACAGCTTCACAATCGCATCGCCAACGGTGCTGTTCATGTCAAGCTGAAAGGTGCAGGTGCCGTTGTCCTGAGCGAATACACAACTCACCCCGTAAAGCCCTGCAAGCTGTTGAACCAGCTGGTTCAGCTTGACTGCCGTGCCCCACTGGTGAGGCTTATCCACAGGAATGCTGCACTCTTCCAGATCAATCGTTTTGCTCTTGATTGTGACACTGACATTGACTGATGTGGCGCTGTACTCGGTATTTTTTGACGTGATCCAGCCTGTAATCACAGTGTCATCGCCGATGCGCACTGTAGCGGCATCGCCAACGTTGATGCTGGCGGTCAGGTCGTTTTCTCCCGCCTGCCGTGTTGCGCTGACCTGTGCTGCGCGGCACAGGCTCTGCAGGCTTGACTCAATGCGGACAGAGAGCCAGCCTGAGAATTCAAGCCCGTTGCAGACCAAAGTGACGCGGTTCTGATCGTTCATCATTCGCTCAGCAGTTTGATGTTGACACTGGGCACAAAACCCGGATGCCTGATGTTGTTGCGCTCTGCAATTTCAGCATCCCGCGTTGCGTCCGCATAGTAGTCATAGGCAACGACAAGCGCAGGCATCACCTCAGGCGGCTTGAAATCAATGAGCCTTGCCCTGCGCTCAGCTCGTGCTTTCACGCCGTCCCAAACCGCACTGCGCGCGTTTCCAAGAGCAACAAAAACGTCATCAGTCGCGGTCGTTGCCTCGGCATCAATCGCATCCAGCACGCCGTCCAGTGTCTGCATCAGCTCATCATATGCAGCCACTTTCACAGCACTGCCGGGCATCGCGTCCTCATCCGTGCCGACCATGGAGGCGGCATTAACCAAGCCCGCGACCATCGACTGCCTGAAAAGCGACTGCACGGCACCAGCCGCGCCGTCAATCTCAGAAGCAGAGAGCAGGGAAGGTGAGGCAAAAGCCGTGCGATGGCAGAAAGGCAACTGCACCAGGCGAGAGAGCTGATTGGCGATGCCCGACCAGCCCAAACCCGTGCCAATCAGATCGCCAAGATTGAACAGGCTGCTTGCCCGGCTTACAAGCGACTCCTTGGCATAGACAAGCGCAGACAAGTCTGCGGACAGCTCAGCCGCCGCATCTGACAGCCCCGTGCTTTGCAGGAAGTTTTGCAGGCTGGCGTTGCTCAGGAAATCCTGCCCGCCCGTCACAATCGCGGCAACGCCGTAATCATTCAAGCCATCAATATCAAAAGCGGACAGAAAAGCGTCTCCCGCCGCGCTTTGGATTGAATCCGCAGCCGACTGGATCGCGCTGGCGGCATCCGTGACGGTGCCGGGAAACTCATACTCACCCGACTCAATGAAGCTGAGGGTTGCCGTCGCAACGCCTAAGCCGTTGGTGTCATAGCTGACGCGGGTGGTTGACTGAGGCGTTACCGTCATCTCACCCAGGAACGGGTGGACGAGAGTGCCGGCGCCTTGCGCCTCCATGG